CAAAATAAACATAAAACACTAAACATATGACATACGACTTTAAAAACTATAAAAAAGATACACTAATGCGACCACGAGATGAAGCATGGAAAAACTGGGCAAAATTCGAGAAAATAGGAGACATGGTACAAGGATTTGTAGCCGATGCTTTTTATAAAAAAGGAACAGCAGACTTTGCGGAGGCTAGAGGAATCACTGTGAGAAAAGAAAGTGGTGAGCTTGTAAATGTACAAGTAAAATATCTATCTTTCATTCTTGCAAGTACAGATAACCTACGAGTAGGTGACCCTATCACTATCGAATTTACAGAAGTTATGCAACCAAGTGGAAAGGGAAAGCAAGGTGCTAAAGTATATAAATACTTTGGAGCAAACCTTCCTGAAAATGCTACCAACAAAACTATCAAAGAATTAACTGATGAGGACAAAGGAAAAGGTGGTACAGTCCCAGCAGTTGAAGAAGATACAGTAGATACAGTAGATTCAGTTGCTAAAGATATGGAAAAGGCGTTCTAGTTAGTAATAGAAAAAACCACACTCTAAACTATGGTGTGGTTTTTTTGTTGGTTATTCTTTTGTTCCACTATCTATAAACTTATTTACATCTCTTGTTGATAGACCTATACGCACCCCGTCTGACACATTTTTATTTGTCTTTGCTACTTTCACATAATGTATATCTAGTCTGTATACAGCCTCACAAAATGCTTCTTCTGATATATATCCTCCAAAATGTCTTTCTACAATATGCTTTCCCATGTATGAGTCTATGTTCTTGGTAAACCTATTTGCACATGAGTTTATAAATACAATACACTTTGCAACCTCATTTTCAAATACATTTTTTGCAACATCATATGTTTCATCCCATCTCTTTCTTGCCATTTGTTTATATATATTTGTGTCTCTAGGTGATTTTTTGTGTGAGAGCTTTGCTAAAGCTGACATGTCTTGTTTTTTATTCATACTCTATATATATCACAACTGTACCAGTACGCAAGCATCATTTTATGCCTACGATACTAAAACATATTATAGTCAAGCTTGCAGATACTTTTTAATATTATTATAATGTACACATGAAACTTAATATCGAGGCTGATGTGTTTGTACATTGGTTACAATCAAACAAAATAACTCCTGAAATTCAGAAAGCTTTTAATATTTCCTTTACAGATAAGATAGTTTTCCCCGTCCATGACATGAATGGGGTCTTTTTATTTAATAAATACAGACGTTCACCTTTAACAGAAGAGGGGAGCAAGTACACATATGACATTGGAAGCAAAGTCTCTTTATATGGTTGCAATCATATAAAGACTGACCATACTACTATTTTAATAACAGAAGGCGAGAAGGATTGTCTGGTGGCTTGGAGCAATAATATTCCAGCTGTTACTTCTACAGGTGGTGCACTAAGCTTTCAGAAAGATTGGGCTGATATGTTTACTGATAAGGAAGTAATTATCTGCCTAGACAACGACAAAGCTGGAGGTGATGGAATGGTTAAAGTGCTAGAATATTTACCACAAGCCAAAGTAATTTTTATTCCTGATATGCCAAATGTGAAAGATATCTCTGATTATGTTGCAGTTGGTGGAAACTTACACGAACTTTTAAAAACAGCACGAACTTTCACATCACTCTCTGAAGTAAATGAAAATAGAAGTGAAAGACTTGCTACGTTTCGCTCTGTATATTTCCATGACGCATATATAAAGAAACACACAAAGATAAACAATTATGTAGGCGATCGTAAACCATCTTTCAGTAGTGATGTGGTTACAAAAGCAAAAGAGTACCCTTTGTGTGAGTTGATTGAGTTCAATGCACAAAAGAAAGCTCTATGCCCTTTCCATCATGAGAGAACACCTAGCTTACAATACTATCCTAAAACAAATAGCTGTTATTGTTTCGGCTGTGGCAAAGCATACGATTCAATAGCGGTATACAGACATCTCCATAATTGTACATTTAAAGAGGCTGTAGATGCTTTAAACAAATGAACCTTGCACAAATAAAACAAGAGGTGCAGAAGTATCAATATATGGAGGACACTGGCGTTATTGATATAACAATTGCTACGATTGTTGCAAATAGACTCAAGCTCTCTGATCCTGTGTGGACAATTATTATAGGGGCTTCTTCTGGAGGTAAGTCACAGATAGTGAGACCTATCGCATTGAGTGATGTTAATTTTATTCATCGTGTTGACGACATAACGGAGAACACCTTTCTCTCTGGGGTTCGGGAAAAGGAGGGAGAAAAATCTATGTCTCTCTTAAAGAGAATAGGTGTGCATGGCATTATCACTATTTCTGACTTTACTGTTATCATGTCTAAAAATAGTGAAACCCGTAATGCAATCTTGTCACAGTTTCGTATGGTATACGATGGTGAGATGGTGAAGCATTCTGGGAGTAGTAAGGAGCCTATAAAATGGGAGGGATACATGGGAATTGTAGCAGGCTCTACACCATCGATATATAGTAGCTTTGAAGAGGTTGCGGATATGGGAGAAAGGTTTGTGTACTATCGCATGAAAGAATTCTCTGCTGAAAAAGCTACACACCTTGCTCTTTCTAGAGGCAAGAATGGTAAGGAGTTGGACGCTACTCTGTCACATCTTTACTGTAACTATATACAGGAGATTGTACGATGTGGTACGAATGTGGATATTAATATAAGTGATGATGTGAGGGATAGGATTGTAGAGATAGCAATGTTTGCTGAACGTGTACGAACCCCTGTAAAGACTGATTTTAAAGGTGAACGGATTACACATATTCCTTTGCCTGCCTATCCTATGCGTGTTTCTATTCAAATGCTTGCTATTGCTAAAGCTCTTATGTTCATGCAACAGTTTGAAACAGGGAGCTATGATCTAGGTGAAAACCAAATGCAATTGCTTGATTGGGTTTGTTACTCTATGGCAAATGAAGAAAAGCGTGCTGTATTAAAAATGCTTGCTAAAATAGGTGTAGGTAACAGTCTTAATACGTCCACAATATCCGATAGTATAGGGCTAGATGAGCATACAACAGGGCTAATACTCCAAAACCTCACTGCGATAGGTATAGTAAGTAAAACAACCATAGGGGAGCATATAGCGTGGTCTTTCAAAGAAGACAAGTATTACAATCTCGTAAGGCGTATAGAGAATATCAAAGATACAGTGGACGGGGATAGTGTGGATTTACTCGCTGGATTCTAGTCATAACAAAAACCACTCTTTACAGGGTGGTTTTTTAATGCTTGAAACATAAAGGTGTATTGACTTTTACCCTTGACAAGGTTACCCTTAAGGGAAAGGGTTCCCTGTATACAGGGAGAGGGTACCTTTAAGGGCGACTATTGTGTTCTAGTAGTGTATTTATAGATAGCATATGCGATAAGTATCCCTATCGATAGCCCTATATACCCGTTTACCTCATAGCCTATATATGCAAATACTAGGAATATCATAGTTTTAATGACGGTCTACCGTTTTTTCTCTTTGGTAATACAAAGCCCTTTTCTTTGAGCCTTCTTATCCACCTTTCAATTGTTTGAGGTGACTTATACGGCTTGATATACTGGCTGATTTCCTTGCCTGTAAATCCACGATGTAGCAGTGGTATTATCTCACTTATTTTCTCTATTTTAAGATATGGCATTGTGTTTGTATTTCGCATGAGTTACGTGATGATAATACGATACTGTGGATTGTGTCTATGTATTCTGGAGTTTGATTGAATTGTATAGCTATCATAGTCAAATTAAGAATAAGAATAGCTAGTATTGTGTATGTTATTTTTCGCATAGTGTTTATTTTTGTGTTAGGTTGGCTATAAATCTCTGTAGACCACGTATGTCTATACGGCTCGCAACGTTTCCGCTTTCATACGCGTCTTCAAGGATATCATCTAGGATATTGAGGTACATACTTATTTCTTGTGGTGTGTATTTGGTTGTTGTTGTTTTCATGTGTTTATTTTTGTGTTATATTTTTAATATGTAAGCGTAACCGTGCAAGGGTGGGTGCTTTGCGTATGTAATTATGGAACCATGCTTTTCCGCCTTTGAAACGTGTATATATACCTTTTTTGAGTAGGTTGTTTTCTACTACATGATAGTTATCTTTGACATGCTGTCTGAGTGTTTGCTTTCGATCTTCGTGGTATATACCCGTATTTTCTAGGTTGTAATAGTCTTTATACTCTTTGGATGACATACCGTGCTTTTGCCATACATGAGCCATAGGCTTATAGAAGAACTTATTACATACTAGGCACTGCAATTTATGCGGGCCATGTTGGCTCGCTTTATTATCCTTATATATCTGCTGTGATTGTTTGATCCTT